AAGATTCTGGAGTCCTGATAATTTTTTTCAATATTTCGTTTTCTAATTTTCTACAATCAGCGATTGTCCCAAACGCTATGATCTGACGAACGAAATCATTTGCTCTTTTTCTGAACTCTTCTTTCATAAATTTAGACGAGCAGATATAACCATCTTCAGGATGACCTTTATGCATTCCAACATAAATTTTGTTGGTTTGCATATCTGACCAGCAATACACAAATGCTTCCATAATTAAATCCTTTTGTAAATTATAACTGTAATTTTAGACATTAAAAACCACCACCCTGAATTCCACCTGTAATTGCATTGTTGGTGTAGTTGTAAGTGAGTAAAGTGTTTGTGTACTGCGGTACGCCACCAGTAGCCGTAGCGCTGAAAGTAATGTAGTTTGTTGCGCCTGAACCAGCTGCTAATGTTAAATTTGCTGCGGTTGTAGCATTTGTTGCATTCGTAGCGTTTGTAACTGCAGTTGAACCGATAACCGTAACAACTTGAGCAGCGGTTGCAGCGGTGAATGCTGAAGTACCGTTACCATAGGCTAAGCCAGTCAAAGTCGCCACACCAGTACCACCGTTACCTACGACTAGAGTTCCCGCAACGCTAACTGCACCTGAAGTCGCAGTTGAAGGAGTCAAACCAGTCGTACCGAAACTAATTGTGCTAACTAAGCCGAGACTAGAAACAGCAGTCCAAGTTGGCGCTGAACCGTTTGAGGTCATTACGTAACCTAAAGTTCCGATAGCTAACTTGCTCAAAGTAGTAGTTGTATTCGCATACAACATATCACCTGTTGTATAAAGGCTATATCCTGTACCGCCTGAAGTTGCGCCTAAAGTTCCTGCTAAAGTGACAACACCGTTAGTTGCGGTTGAAGGGGTCAAACCTGAGAGCGAAGTCTGGAAAGAAGTAACTGAACCTGTTCCGCTCAAAGAAATGCTGATTGAGCCTGATCCGTTCGTTATCGTTACACCTGTGCCACCCGTCAAAGTCGCTAAAGTATAGTTAGAACCGTTACCGATTAGCAACTGACCGTTAGCAGGATTAGTAGCTAACCCAGTGCCACCGTTTGAAACGCTCAGAGTTCCTGCGAGGCTGACTGCACCAGTCGTAGCTGACGCTGGGGTTAAGCCAGTAGAGCCACCGCTAAAAGAAGTGACCGCTGAGCTAGAAAGTGATGACCAAGCAGGTAAACCGCCCACTACTGTAAGAATTTGACCTGTTGAACCGATTGCTAAACGAGTTGAGCTATTTGTAGCGTTGGCGTAAAGAATATCACCAGTCGTAGTCAAAGGCGAAAGCGCATTAAAAGCAGCTGAAGCCGTTGTTTGCCCTGTTCCACCGTTAGCAATAGGCACTGTTCCGATACCGCTCAATAATTGAGCTGTTGAAGCTACGGTATATGCCGTCGCACCATTTCCGTAAAGGATGCCAGTCAAAGTTCCCGCAACACCTGAACCACCGCTAGACGCATTCAAAACACCAGCAAGAACAATACCACCAGTAGTACCAGATGAAGGGGTAAACCCTGTTGACCCTGCGCTGAAAGATGAAACACCAGTGCCAGTAATAATTGCACCCCAAGCACCAGCCGAATAACCTTCAAAAGTACTAGTCTCAGAGTTATAACGCAACATACCAGCAACTGGGCTAGGTCTTGCTGCGGTATTACCAATCGGTAAAGTTACGCTACCTGCTCCTGGAAGAACAGGGTTATTTGATATTGAGAATGTCGGATTACCAGTTGAGCCGTCAGCATTAGAAACACTTATCTGATTGCTTGTCCCAACGAATGATAAAATATTTAAAGTGCTACTACCTGCGATACTTAAAAATCCAGTTCCGCTAGCGCCAGCAATATTTGCTAGGTTGTTGATTACTGAAATTGTTGGATTACCTGAAACACCGTCACCGTTTGAAACGGCTAAACCGTTGCCCGAGATGGCAATACTTCGATTGACTAAAGTATTTGTTGCAGTCTTCGTTACAATACCGTTACTCAAAGCATTCAAGTTAGCAATAGCACCAGTCAGAGCAATTTGATATGTGCTTTGGGCACCACCGTCAACAAGACTCAAACCTGAACCAACCGCTAAATAGCGACTGTTCGGTAAAGTTGGTTCGTTGTTTTTAGTTAAAAAGGTTTGAGTCTGTTTAGGGCTGTTTGTAATCGCACTAACAGTCGTTTGAACGGTCTCGCCATTTTGAACAACAGGAATTAACTCAGCACCAGTAATAGCCGATGGGGCTGTTGGAAGTTGGGATATTCTTATATTTGCCATAATTAAGCTGCCGTATTAGAAATTAAAATACCTTCTACACCAATACCAACTGAAGATGTCCCTGATGATGGTCCACCTGTTGCTTGCCATTGAATATCTGTTTTTGCAGCATACGCACGAGGGGCTACTCGAAGTGTTTGATAACTATTTGTAAAAGGTGCTTGAAGAAGAATTTGAATCAAACCTACTGATGATTGCGTCCACACACGATATGCGCAAAAGTTATTAATTGTATTTCCACTTTGATTAGAATAGGCATTTGAACGAGTTAAGTAAAAAGTATATCCATTTGGGACTGTATAAATCATTGCTTGGCTTTTACCATTGCCAGCAATAATTTCAGCATATTGAATGGTTTTTCCTGCATTTCCCAAATTAAGAGTTCCTACTGCATTAACAGTACCAACTACTTGTATTCCATTGATTCTTAAATAACTATTGACAGTTGTAACACCTGTTGTTCCATTGGTAAGAGTCAATGTTTCAGAAAGCAAGTTATAACTAGAATCTAATCCATTAATTAATACTTGAACTGCTGTATCAGAAGCTGAAGAACTCCATAATAACATAGTTGTAGCAGATGCAGGATAAGTATAAGTAGTAGTATTTTCCCAAACAGGATAGTAAGTCACTGCACTAGAATTTGGTAAAGCAGGCTGATAACCATAAATATTTACAACTGAGCAACCAGTAACCAAACCACGAGAAACTTGCATATAAGACGGCAAGGCATATGGACTCTCGTTATTTATAACGCTAGGATTAGAACTAGAACCAAGAGGTGGAAAGTAAGTAATCGTCATGACGCTTGCTGACCTCCGATAGTTACGGTGACAGCAGTTCCAGAACCTTTGATTTGTATCGTATCGCCAGGAAATAATGGCTGAGTGCTAGTCCATTGAACTGTTTGATACGCAGTCAGAGGACATTGATAGAAAATAGCATTCGTAACGCCAGCCGTTCCAGCTGCTGGGACTAAATACACATCAAAAGTTGCGGAAGATGAACCAGTATTGCATGCAGTAATATCAGTAACGTAAGTGCGTACTGTTGCGGGAGTCGTATAAAGAGTTACCGCAGACGTAGTAGTTGCTGCCTGAGCAATTTTTACAGGTACTTGAACTTGAAAGGTCGGTAATGAATTAGCGGTTGCCATTATGGACTCAAATTATCAAGGTTTCCGTCAACATCGTCTTGTGAAGTCTCAGGCGCAATACCCCATTCGCCAGCAGTGCTTGGCGTAGGTTGCATATTTGGAGCCTGATTAGGATTGTTCACAATATTCGGATCGGTTGTAATTGCATCATTGTACTCGGCAACATCTGCATCTGGTCTTGGAAAACGGATTGAAATTTTTTCAGTTGGTCGCATCGGTAAACGATATGGGTCTCGTTCATCATTGCAACCTTCATCGCAGACACGTAATCCAGGAATATTGCGATCAGCACCGATGCTCGAATAAGCTCGTTTCATTTTACAACGATCGCAAATGGCGATACTAAGTACCGCATTTCCTCGAGTGTCTAACCAAGTACTCATCTTGTGTATGGGCTAATGTTAGGTGCGTAATAAATCGGAGACTTATCTCGCTCTTCCTGCTCGGCTTGAGACCAGTATTTTTCCCACTGACCTTCAAGATAAGTGATACGTGAAGTTTCAATTCCTGGAAGCTCCATTGACATTTGATGCGCCAAGCCGTTTTGGATCGCAAGATACCATCTCTGAGGGATTTCAATAGACCCTGACAGGTTTCCTACATCCTGAATCTGCCGTGAGCACCAAGCAACGATTTGAGGTGAATAAAGGTTTGGAGTTGGCCACAACGTCATCTTAGGTTGCGGTATCGTACGGTCAAACCAAAATTGCAATGGATAATTGTTCAAAAAGTTTTTATTAGGCAGGTTCGTATAATCATCACGATTCATACGGTAAAGTGGTATCTCATTAGGATACGAGCCGAAAACTAATTGATAAACACCCATATTTACACCAGCTGTTTGCTGAACACGCCAATACGGTGCGCTAGCTGATGGGTCAAGATCGTAATAAATCCAAGTCCCAGCAGTCCAAGTTGTTGCTCCAGGACTGTAAAGAGTAGTCCAGTTAGTATTGTCTTGTGAATACTGAATATTGAGCGTTACAGAACCAGTGACAGCAGGAAGAATACCAACGGTAGCCACATACAAATTATTACCTGAACCATTATTTATCCCTATAACTCCAGTGTTTGTTGTTAATTGGCAGACGTTTGTATATTGACCATCAAAAGCATAAGATGAATTACCAGAAGAGCTATAACCACCGTTTGTATTTTGAGTTACAGTGCGGTAATTAGAGTTCAATACGTCAATCGTACCGACTGGTAACGTGTAAATATACTCATCAGGCTTTAGACCAATGACGTTCTTTTGAATGCACCAATAGTGGATACCCATATTGGCGAGGTTAGACAAAAGATAATACAAGCTCTCTTTAGCAGAGATAACTTGCTCGTCAGTAAGCTCTTCGGCGAGTTTGCCCGCACGTCTGGCTCCGTGGTCAATAAGAGTCTGAACGGTGATGACTGTTTGGCCAACTGTTCCGCTAGTGCTCATAAGTTACCACCCTTTAATATTGTGCTTTTTTGCTTTCCCGCCAGTTGCGCAGTGCCATCGTTTTAGCGACGCTGCTTTGCGAGTAGGTCTTCCTTTTTCGTCTTTCATCGGTCCAGCAGCTCCGCTCATACGAGCACAAAAAGAGTCATGTCTTGATCCTTTTGCTTGAGGAGCCTTTAAATGGCTACCTGTTTCACGATTGTATTTCTCACGACCTTTAGCCGTAAGTCCTGCACCTTTTGAAACAGGTAACTTCTCGCCTTTCTTTATCGAAAGAGCTGGTCCACCGTCTTTTTTCTTTGCTGTTTTTGCAGAGTCAATAAATGCTTGCTTAGTTGGTGCGCCTTTGCTTCCTACTTTACGCATGTGCTCGCCTGAGCCGTGTTTGATGCGCTCTTGCTTTGCATGTATATTTGCATAAAGTCCAGGATGATCAACGCTACCGCCATCTTTCTTAGCCGACCTTTTCACTGCGTAAGCAATCGCCACTGCCTGTTTCTGTGGTTTACCCGCATGAATTTCAGCAGAGACGTTTTTGCCGAATGCTGCTTTTGATTTCGACTTGATCAATGGCATATTAAGCCTGACTTTCTTGCCAGCTCAAACGAGCCAAAATAGTATTTGAACCGCTTGTAGCTGTATTTGTCGCAACCACATACAATACGTCTGGTCCGTCTGGGAATTGACCTGTATAGCTAGTTGGGACAGTGTTGTTCAAACCACCACCGAGAATCGCATTACCGATACCAGCTACTGAAGTCAAATCAAGAGTTGTTTGACCTGAGCTATTTGTAAACGCAGCAGCGATTGACTCACCACCAGTAAATGTTGCTGCTACGTTAGTTTGTGCCGCAACTTGAACAATAGAACTAGTTACTGTATTGTTTTGAGTTGGTGATTGAAATGCGCCCCATGTAGCCGTACCAGTCGTATATCCGTTCAAGACCAATTGAATCAAGAAAGCTCCGCTGGTAACGACGCCAAGTTCACGCAACTGTA